GCCGATCTCCCCGAGGTCTACGTGCGGCAGGCAATCGCCGAAAAACTGGACAAAGCAAGTCCGCGCAAAAGCGCAATGAAAGATACGTAATTTGAGAACAATATGAAGGAGTCGCGTCCCGAATCATACAGAAAATTTAACCCGCCCTCTGGTGCGATGGGAGAAGCCCGTTGCCGACGCGAACAGAGGAGCGGGTTTTTTATGGAGAAATAAAATGAAAGAACGAACTGTGAATGTATTGAATGAAGCTCATGGAGAAAATTGGAGTATTTACCATGCTGATTGCGTGGATTTCGCAAGTCAAGTGCCAGACGAATCAATTCATTTCAGCGTTTATTCTCCACCGTTTGCGTCGCTGTACGTTTATTCTGACAGTGTGGCAGACATGGGAAACAACGTTGATGATGATGCTTTTTTTGATCAGTACAAATTCCTGATCGCAGAAAAGTTGAGAATCACCAAGCCCGGAAGGTTGACCGCCGTTCATTGCATGGACCTTCCATCTTCTAAGACGATGCACGGATACATTGGGAGGCGCGACTTTTCCGGGGATATCATTCGCGCTCATATTGACGCTGGGTGGATCTACCATTGCCGGGTGACAATTTGGAAAGATCCGGTTGTGGAAATGCAAAGGACAAAGGCAATCGGATTGCTCCACAAGCAAATCAAAAAAGATTCTTGCCGTTCTCGAATGGGGAATCCTGATTATATGCTTGTCTTTTACAAGCCCGGCGAAAATCCAGAACCTGTCCACCATACCGCCGAAGAGTTCCCGGTTGAACAGTGGCAACAATGGGCATCTCCCGTATGGATGGATATACGACAAGGGAATGTTTTGAACGGCAAAGGGGCGCGTGAAGAGCAAGATGAGAAGCATATTTGTCCGCTCCAGTTGGACGTGATAACGCGTTGCCTTGTGCTCTGGTCAAACCCCGGGGATACTGTTTTTTCGCCTTTCACTGGAATAGGATCGGAAGGGCATCAATCAATTAAGCACGGGCGCAAGTTTATAGGTACTGAATTGAAAGAGTCTTATTTCAAACAGGCATCGCGAAACCTTGAAATGGCGGAATCTCAGAAAGAGGTGCTGCTGTGAAATATATGGACCTCCTGAAAAAGAAATCTGGCGCATCCGGAACGCTTGCCGATATTGATATTGGCAAGATCAGCGATTCGCTTTTCCCCTTTCAAAAGGACTGCGTTGAAATGTTACTCCGCGTCAAACGCGGCGCGGCGTTTCTGGATACTGGACTTGGAAAAACGATCATTCAATGTGAATGGGCGAGACACATTCCCGGACGTGTTTTATTTGTTGCTCCTTTGGCTGTATCCGCTCAGACCATTCGAGAGGCAAAACGGCACCTTGGAATGGATATTGAATACTCCAAAGACGGCACGATTGGAGGGCAGTGGACCATCACGAACTATGAAAGATTGGACCGATTCAGCCCGGATGAATTTGCAGGGATTGTACTTGATGAATCATCGATCTTGAAAGGAGTGAACGGCAAAACAAAGACTATGATTTGTGAGATGTTCGAAGTCACGCCCTACAGACTTGCCTGCACCGCAACCCCGGCCCCTAACGACTATACCGAACTAGGCAACCATGCGGAGTTTTTGGGGATCATGTCCACCCAGGAAATGCTATCCCGATGGTTTGTGCATGACAGCGCGAACACGGCGGATTGGAGGCTTAAAGGCCACGCGGTGAAACCGTTTTGGCAGTGGGTATCATCCTGGGCCGCTTGCGTCTCAAAGCCCTCAGACCTCGGCTATTCAAACGAAGGGTATGACCTCCCGCCGCTGAAAACCCACACTCACCGAGTTTCCCCGGAAATTGAAACGGCATTTGAAAAGGGTCTCCTTTTCGATGTCCCGGACATGGTGAACGCAACTTCTTTGCACCGTGAAAAACGGAAAACAGTTGAAGAACGAGTTGCGATTGTTGCGGCGATGGTCAATTCATCGGATCAACCTTGGATTGTATGGTGCGAATCGAATCAGGAAAGTGAGATGCTTACCAAGGCGATATCGGACGCGGTGGAGGTGAAAGGATCGGATGATATTGACAAGAAAGAAGAACGTCTAATCGCTTTTACAAATCAAGAAGCCCGAGTTCTTGTCAGTAAAAGTTCGATCTGTGGATTTGGCATGAACTGGCAGCATTGCCGAAATATGGCCTTCGTTTCCGTTTCCTACTCGTATGAAAAATTCTATCAGGCCGTTCGCCGATCATGGCGATTCGGGCAAACGGAGCAGGTCAACGTACATGTGGTAATTGCTGAATCCGAATTGACTGTCTGGAAAACTGTCATGGAAAAAGCGACTGATCATGAAGCAATGAAGGATCATATGAAATACGCGACCTTTTCAAAGGGCGCGGAATCGAAAGTGAAGATCGATTACAATCCCAACTATGCCGCCAAACTCCCGGAATGGCTGGTATGATTACTCAAACAGAAATCCGCCGCATCGACTACGCAGAAAGAATCACTCATCCGCCAGAGCAACGCCTTTTTGCGCAAATCCTTTTTTCAGACAATCCTGAAACCGCCGCAAAAATTCTGAATCAGATTCCGGTTCAACGGCTTTCGTGCTTCGGGAAAAAGCTCAGAACCATGATCATTGACTTGAAGAAAAAAGGTGAGCTTGACCAGGTGCACACTCAAACGGTATTTGTCGGAAAAGGTCATACGGGCCTTTTCCTTCATTGGTTTTTTACGATTATGGCTGCGGCCCCGTCAACAGTTCAATGGCCTTTTGAGTTAGAGGAGATAATGCAATGAGTATGATTCACGGGCTTACGCTTGAGGAAATCAGGCAGATCCACGAGGAGGCCGGAGAGCAGCTAAGGATTTACGCGAAGAAAGAATGCCTTTCAGGGGATTACAAATGGCCTGAACTGCTATCCCCGTTTGACCATCAGGATACTCCATCTTTCCCAACGGATGCACTCCCGCGACAAATGGCGGAGTACTGCAAGGCGAACAGTGAAGCGAGCGGGTTTGATGTTGGAGCATACGCTTTCAGTCTCTTCCTTTACGCTGCGTCATTGGTCGATCACCGGCATAAGCTGGACGTCGGGCCTTTCAAAACGCCCGCTTTTCTTTGGGGCGGATTGGTTGACCGCTCCGGCGGCGGGAAATCCCCGGTACTCAAATCGGCGAGGCGATTTGTGGATGAGTACAACGGGCGACTTTGCGCGTCGTCATCGGACAGGTTGCAGGAATACCATGATGATTGCAGGGTGCTGGGGTCACGCAAAAAAGACCAGTGGCCTGACAAGCCAAGGTGGGAGCAGTTCATCGGCGTTGACACCACATCGGAGAGCCTTGGGGATTGCATTCAGGCTATGCCGTCTGGGATTCTGCTGGGGGCTGAGGAAATTACGGAATTGATAGGCAGGATGGATGCTTATTCTTCCGGGGCTGGCGGCAAGGATCGAGGTCTCTACCTTCGAGCATACGACGGCGGATTTTCGACGATAAACCGGAAGTCAAATGATACGATGGTATTTAAAAACTTCTCTTTTGCGATTGTTGCCGGCATGCAGCCGAAAAAACTTGCGGAGCTTTTCAGAAAAAACAGCGGATCCTCCGATGGGCTTTACCAGCGGTTTATGCTCTACCAGATGAGGCCGCCGAAGCAAGCCAACTACTCAGGGCGAGTTCAAGGCGCAATCATTGACGAGTGCCGTAAGGTTTTCCAGCACATTGAAAAATGGCGCTGGATGGAGGACGTAAGTAAGCACTTCCGTCTGTGTGACGCGGCGAGAATGGAGATGGAGGGGTACCATAACGCCTGCCGTGCAATCGCCACCACGGGCGGCGGAGAGGCCTTTTCCGAGCATGTCAACAAGTTCCCCGGCTTCCTCGGGCGAGTCACGCTCGCACTGCATTTTTGCGAATGCGCCGATGCCGGTGTTCTTCATCATCAAGCGTTTATTCAGGCATTCACGCGCCTTGTACGTGCTTTTTGACGGGCACATGGACAGATGCATGACGCTGGCGCAAACCGCAGCGGAAACAATCCTACATCACAAATGGGTGGAGTTTCACAGGGGAGACCTGACAAGGACGACATCCTACTGGCGGAAGGTGGACGAAAGGGACGCGCAAGGTGCGCTTGATTTGTTGATTGAGTACGGCTGGATTTATGATGCTACGCCACCGACTGAACCAGGCAAAAAAGGGAGGCGGTCGAAAGGGTTTTACATCGTCAACCCTCGGGTTCATCCAGAGTTCCTACCCGAAGCTGACAGGATCAGCGAAGAAAAGAAGATCAAGAAAATGGCCATCATAAGCGCAACAGAGGAAAAAAACGGCCTTTATGATGCTTAAACAAAGGTTTTTTGCTATCGCAACAATAGGAAATCGAGTATTTAATTGTTTTTGTTGCTTGCGGGTACGAGGTGTAAAGTTTATAAGAGGGTGTTTTGAACTTTTTACCTTGTACGCGCAAGCAACAAAAACAATTAAATGAAAAACGTCAAAAAACACGGCGAAAGCCCGTGACCTGGACCGCGCCGGAGTTGCCGGAATCAGCAACGCCACCGAGGCCGCCGCCGTGCTGGACCTGCTGGCAGGCAAGGGATGGGTTCAACCCGTGACCTTCAAACGGGAAGGAACCACCGCCAAACCTGCGACGCTGTACTATATCCGCCCGGAACGGTTTTCCGA